TACCCCGCATCTTTCCGTGGCGAGTAAAGTTCAACAGCATAATAAAGCTGGAGAATAACTGCATACCTTCTGTGAAAGCACTGAACCCTGCAATCTGTGCGGGTAGATCTTCATCTCCTTGCAGATCTTTAAAGTAATCATGCTTCTCCGCCATTTCAGCGTACTCTAAGAATTCATTGTACGTTGATTCTGGCATACCCAATGTTTCAATTAGGTGACTGTACGCGGCTACATGGATAGCCTCACGAGCGGCGAACGATGATAACATCATTCTAATCTCAGGTTGTGGGAATACAGGCAGATAATTATTTACATACGCCCCAGACACGTCGATATCGCCCTGTGTAAAGAAACGGAAAATCTTAGTTAGAAATTCCTGTTCTTCAGTGGACAGGCGGTTACGCCAATCCTTTGTATCTTCCAGCATAGGAACTTCAGTCCATAGCCAGTGCATTTGCTCAGATTGAACAAAGGCATCATACGCCCACGGGTAGTTAAATGGTTTATAGAAATCCCGTGTATCAGTTAGTTTTAGTTTTTTTGCCATTGTATTATCCCTCACAAGCTAGGCATACGTCGCCATCTGCGACTGCCGTTAAATCAATATCATCTTCAAGTCTTTTCCGCTCAATTTGCATACCTACTTTGTCTGCTTTTCTGAGTTTGTCAGAGCGGCAGTAGTACAAGCTTTTCAGACCCTGCTTCCATGCTAGGAAGTGACAAGCGTGTAGGTATTTGACGTTAACGTCTGGACGGAAAAATAGGTTTAGAGACTGCCCTTGATCGATATATGGTTGGCGGTCTGCCGCTAGATCAACTAACCAACGCTGGTCAATCTCAATAGCAGTTTTATAAACTTCCTTGATATCATCAGGAATGTCTAAGTGTTGGACTGAGCCATCGTTTGCCGTAATAGAGGCCCACGTTTTGCCGTTGTCCATTCCCAAGTCAGCTAGTGCTTTCTTTAGAAATTTGTTCTTCTGTATATATGCCCCAGACAAAGTATCCTGTCTGAAAACATTGGCGCGATATGGTTCAATAGATGGGGATGTATTACCCATAATTAAAGAACTAGATGCATTAGGCGCAATTGCAGTCCAATGACTGAAACGACGATTAACACCTACTTCAGCCGCGTCAGGACAAGCCCCACGCTTATCAAATAATGTTGCGTCACCTTTCGCACACTGTTCACTAATGTGCATATAGATTTGCTTGTTCATTACTTTAGCCATCGCACAATCAAGTGGGATGTTTTTCTTCTGGAAGTACGCATGAAGGCCAAGAGTACCAATACCAATAGAACGCTCACGCATTGCTGAGTATACAGCCCTATGGACGTGCTTAGGTGCGTTGTCGATGAAGTGTTGTAGAACGTTATCTAAGAATTCCATGATAGCAGGAATAAACTCAGGGTCTTTGCTCCACAGATCATAGTATTCTACATTCAAAGAAGACAAACAGCATACAGCCGAACGCTTAGTACTAGTAGGCAAGAAGATCTCAGTGCACAGATTAGATCCATTAATCTTTAGGCCAAGAGCCTTCAACCATTCAGGCATAGCCTCGTTAGCTGTATCCAAGAATATAAGATACGGTTCACCTGTATGCATACGAAGCTCTAGTATCTTCATCCACAGATCACGAGCGGACACTGTGTCAGTTACTTCACCATTATTAGGGTTAACTAACGGCCAGCTATCATCTAGGTTCTGATCCCTCATGCAAGCTTCAACAAGCTCCATAAATTCATTTGTAAGATTAATACCGTGATGCAAGTTAAGTGTACGGAAGTTTTGGTCGCCTGTAGGCTTCCGCATTTCCATGAACGTAATAATATCTGGGTGATTAATATCTAAGAACGCCGCATAAGAACCACGACGAGTACGCCCTTGGCGATAGGCCAAAGATCCTGCATCATACGTTTTCAAGTGAGGCATTACACCTACAGATTTTTCATCTGCACCGCGAATACCTACATGAATACCTACACCACCGCCGAGCATAGATAACCACGATACTTCACCATAAGTATCTACAAGGCCTTCTGCGCTATCATAGAAATACGATAGGAAACAGGAGACAGGTAACCCCGTATTACTACGGCCGTAAGATAGAATAGGTGTGGAGAACGAAAGCCATTGCTTGCTTGCGTATTCATATATCTTTTGTGCGTGTTCCGCATCTGTCGCGAATGCTTCAGCTACGAAAGCGAACCGTTCTTGAGGAGATACTTCCTCGTCACGCATATAACTTTCACGGAGCCTAGTTAGGCCCAAATCATCAAATAGTTCATCATTTTCTAGGTTTATTTTTACTTTAGTCATTTCTTCCTCTTTATTTTAGTGTGTCATTGCCCCTGAACCACGCTACCAATGCCTTACGTTTTCCCATCCACACAGGACGTGCGAGATGCATAAGATGTGACGGGAATACGATTGCAGTACCTCTGGATCGTGGTGCGAACTTCACAAATTGACCGTTAGGTGCTTGAGTATGTGAATTGACTTGTAATCGTCCGCCTAGATAATCAGATGGATCTGAAAGCTGTATTATGCAGGTTAGTTTTCTTGTAGCCACTTTCTCGTGTCCAGAATCCGTATGCCAATTATAAAACTGACCGAACCCGTATTCTAAATACTGAAGGGCTTCCATTTCACCGTTAAGGTCAAAGTTTAACCAGCGTTCATTTAAGTGCTCTACACGGTTTTGGATTTTATCATGTATCCATGAATTATCCTGATCCCTGTACAGCCACGATAACTTACAATTTCTGGCTAACTTATCTTTTAACGATGTCTTTACGGACAACACCTGTCCTTTACTCATGGGGCTACTCCCCACAAGATTACAGATGTGATCACATTCTTCTTGGCTGAATAAATCAAACCAAGTGAACTGATGTATATGTTTCATAGAAGTCCCGCTTTCTCTTTACGGCGGACTATCTCTCTACGAATATAGAACTCAGCTTTTTCAAGATCTTCAATTGGCACCTCGTGCTTTTCATCACAACGCCAAACGTATTTAACTACGCTACCAAGGTTGAAGTTCATGTGTTCAGTTATTTGAATACACTCAACACCAGAAGGGTGCTTTGTGTAATGCGGTGGATGGTTCACCATATCCACTTCGTTTTGCGTATCCGCAAGTTCTACCGATTGACTATCTGCCTCGGTGTCGAAGGGGTATGTGTGAGCATAAACCGTTTTGATTTCCTTTTTGCTCATTAGTGCTTCCTATGTTTTTTTGGATCAAATTTAATGACGTTTAAATCTAGCCGATCCTCTTTTTTAATTGTTTTTAAAAGCTCCTCGTCAGGCTCAAACTCTATCGCAAACTCCTCGTCTTTAGGCTCAAAGCCCTCAAAACCGGGGGCGGCTCGTATAATCTTACCCGCCGCAAGTACGTTATCTGTTTGAGTGTTTATTAGAGCGTACACGCCAGCCAAGATGTCCTGTAAGAAGTCCACTGCATCGTCAGGATAGCCTTCATCAAAGCTCCAGCCCCCACTGCATATCAAGCGTCCTTCATCATCAATTGATATCTCTATCAAAATAGCATTTGGCGTATACTCGTCGTTGTCGTTCATTTGACGTTCCTTAGACCGTTAATGATTTTTAAAGATGCAGTCTTCTTGCGCTCTTTAATCCACGGCAAGGGAACCAGTTTATCGGCGTACTCAAAACCATACCGATCACACCACATTGAATATGTAGTTTTACTGCCCTTACGGATTTTGCCCTTACTGTTGGTAAAGACGAACCTCAAACAGAGGTCAGGATACTGTTCCTTCAAAAGCAAATGCTTGCGCCGGTCTTCTAAAGTAAACCGCCCCTTTGTCTCAATTACGATCCCATTAGGAAGTAAAAAGTCGGGGGTATAATAATGATCAGATTCTGGAACGACGTAGGGTATACGAAAACATTCGTACTCTGCGTCTACACCTCGGCTCGTTAGATCCGACTGTACCTTATCCTCAAGTCCTGAACGGTACCCATTAGCTATTGCCCTAGCTCTGGGATTAAACTTATTCTTTTTCATCATTATATTCCGAGTACCAATAGTATCTTGGGTTCTTAGCTTTAGACCCTGATTGGGGCTTGTACTGAGCATCAGGCCAGCACTCGCTAGTGAAAGAACAGAAGGTACACGTTGTATGCAGACGTTTATTTCCCGTAGGTACTTTGCGGAAGTATTCGTCAGCGGGCTCAAAGCATCGTTTAAATTCCCCGTCTAAGTTAACGAGTTCAATAGTGTTAGTTATCTTTGTTTCTAACTCTTCAAGCTCTTGCTTATTAGCAGTAGCTTCCACCACGCTAAGTTCACCCGTGCTCTTATTAACAACGATCCAGCCGCCAAGGCCTGTTCCTGTGCCCTTAGAGTAGCCGAGCAATTGGGCTGTATACCCAAACGCATCATCTTTAGCTACGCCATGCCATCCATCCTGCCACTTATTATCGTAGGCCCAAGGAGAAGAAGACTTTGTGTCATAGGTATTGCCATCGATTTCGATGTCATTCTCACCTTTGATAACAGTACCAGCTATCTTGTATTCAGCTTGGGACTTGCCACCAGTGATGTTAGCTCCAGAGACACGCAACAGGACTTCAACAATGCATTCTACTGCATCGCCAAA